TGATGAGGCCTCATAACCCAGCTCTGCGCCGCCTAGGCGGCGCAAAAAGGTCCACTGTGCGATCGGGGTCGGAACGACCCCACGCGGCGACCCAATCTGGCTTGTAGCCTGAGATTGAGTCTCGCGTGACCACCCTCGAACCAACGAGGGTGGCGGCTACGATCGCTATCTGAGGTTCCCATTTCCAGATTGGTCTGGAGGGGGCGACGGGGCGCATAACGCGCCACGCCGGAACACTTAGGTGTTCACCTCGGAAACGGTGGAGGGTAGGTTCGGCATCCGGATCATATATGACGAGGTCTTCGAGCCAATCTGGCCCGAAGTTCCGCCACGCAATGGGGAGCTGGTCGACGCAAAAGCGCCAAGCAGCCCTTACCCAATGCATGTGCGGATCAGCCCGTCTGAGTCCGTTTGCTAAACCTATCCATTTCTGCGGTTCATCTGGCAACGACTTCATATAGTGAGCCCTCACGGGCTTACCGAGGAAGTAGTCACCGCCGCAGCTCTCTCTGAAAGGACCTTCACAGAAGGTCTTTCTCTTATTTGGCTCAAAGCCGAAATAAGTCAGAGCAGCTATGACGTCGCGCGAATGTTTTGTGGGGACAATTATGTCATCCCCGAACACCAACGCATCGTCACAACCCACACCCACAGCCTCACAGAGAGTCCGAAACAAGATTGTTTCGAGCTCAAATGTGAAACCGTTCCCCATTGAGGAGAATTTACTAAGCCAGACGGTTTTGCCGTCCAGATCAGTAACGGGAGCCCTGAGAGAGTTCAGCAACGTGTGCCAGTCGTCCGGGAGCAGCAGCCTTACTAGGCTGCTCGCTACCGTGTCACTGGCGTTGCTAAGGTCAATCGTCGCGTGTGCGCCATCCACCGAGGCCTTTTGGGCCGCTTTTCGGTGAAGTGGTTGCGCATAGCGAAGATCCACCTTGTATGCTCTACGATATCTTTCCTTCAGGATGTGTCCTACTGCGAGTTGCAGCATGACATTACCTGAAGCCTCAACACAGCAACCTCGATCCTTCTGGCTGTCCTTAGGGACAGTGAAGAATCGATTCCCACGGACAAAGTCCGGGGTGGTGTGCTGGTCAAGGATAGTGTGTTTCACACTATGAAGATAGATATCGTAACCCCGAGCATATAGGGTTCGCTGAGAGGACATCTTGTCAGGTATTGTTACTTTCTGACCTTTGTCGGACAACGTTGAACCGCCGGAGAACCGTGGTTCGAGCCCCTGAGGTAGCTTTCCCAATACACGTCTTACTATTTTACGCCACCGATTGATGAAATCGATAACGGGCATGTCCTCGACCCCGTAGGGGCCTGAGTGGACAAACCGGTGCAGACGGGCATTAGTAGCGGCACACTGGGCTTCCGAAGCCCAGAATGTCGCAACTGCCTTCTCATACCTACTTGTAGTATCTCCAGGGAGTAGTAACTTCCTGGTGACCTCGGTTATCAATGCATCCTTTAGATACATTGTCGCCGAAGAGTAGATACTCGGGTGGCTCGGAGTCTCCCGTTGCAGGAGATCCCACTGGCCGCGTTCGAGGTAACGAATGTATCTCTTTGAACGCGCCGTCCCGACCCCACGATATAGTTTCGTGAGGAACCTCTGAACTTGGTCCATAGGTTTTTTCCTTCCTTCCTTTACGTGGCCGATTGCGCATCGCGCATCATGGCCTTGATGAGGGCCTGCTGGAACGCTCCGGTGGCAAATGCCACGAAGCGATCCTTAAGGGCCTCGGGGAAGGTGTCTGGCATCGCAACCGTACCGTTGAACTCTGCCGCAGAGTTCACGTTAGTGAGGCCCGTCACCGTGTCCGTGTAGGACGACGGCATGCGGAACTTCAGCTTGAGGTTGCGACTACGGTTTGCGGTCTTTGCCGCACTTGCCGTAAGACGTGGAAAAACGGACGAGATTGTGCCCTCCTTAAGAGCCCATTCCGCAATACTGCCGTCGCCGGCAGCTGGGGAGATGAGCTCAAAAGTCTTGGGGGTAGCGGTTTCGTCGTTAATGGTCAGGTTGGTTGCTTGGGGCATTTTGCCCTCCTATTTATCGGTTAAAGGTTTTTGAAACAAGTCCAGATATTTTACCTATTTTTTGAGTAAACAGGGACGCTGCCATGGAGGCAGTGTACCAATTCACTTCAGGCAATCTGAACACCAGGGGTGGACGTTGATCTGCGCCGAATTCACGGCGTTGATCTACTCCTTTCATGAACTGAGTTGCTTTTCCCATGGAAGAAGCATCCCAGGTTCCACGATAGGAGCACGTCCGGGTCACGGTATCGTTGTCGAATGCTAGACCGGCGAAATCAGTGATTGAATTCACCAACTGACCGGTACTAACAAACATATTGACGACGAAAGACCAAGGGACTAAGTCCCAGGCCACCGCTGCAGGGTTTAAGAGGCCTGCTCTCTCTGCTAACCATGTATTCGGGTTTGAAACCGTGTACATGGCGGACCGCGTTGAGCGGACCTTCATCTCGATGTCTCGCCAGTTGGCGTTGGGGCGATCGTACCAAGTGTCAGTGACACTAGCACTAATCGTACCCCGAACGTCAGCCAGTTCGATTACCGAGGTAGTAGCAGCATGGATGTCAGTGAGAAGTGGAGTCCATCCGAAGATGATCTCCAGGTGGAGAGATGCGGCCTTTTTAGGGGTCCATACCTCTCGCGCAGCCTTCGCAATTGCGAGGTCCGCCTTCTCATTTAACAGGTTATACCTGTTGACAACCATGTCCCTGGATTGCTTAAAGCTACCCAGGGTGACGCCAAGAGCTGCGGCGCCTTTGTAAAGTTTGCCTCGGAATCGTGCATAAGACCCGGCATCTGCCGAGTTCATGCGCGAAACGAAGTCATAGGAAACGTCGTACGGATTGCGCCCCTTGTGAGGGGCCCAATATTCGTAGCCAGATTCCACTTTACGATTTTTTATCCAGTAATGATGATTGAGGTATGGATGCGCCTCAAGGACGAGTTTCCCGGTGTGAGCGTCGCGTTTGGATTGGAACCAATTGCGAAACGCCCACTCGGTAACCACTCGTTCCCCTGTGCGCGGTTCCATATAAAATTTCTCAATCGTCTCATCTGGCATGCTCTTACTCCTAGGTGTGGCTGTGCCACAAGTGCCCGAGGGCACCCCGGGAGTGGACAGAAGGGGGAGGCTCGGAGTTTTCCGAGCCCCCTTCGCAGTAACACCAAGTACAGGAATATTAACCTGTTTCCCATCGACTACGCCTTTCGGCCTCG